ATTACCAAGATCAAGAGTATACCAATATGTAGTTCCTGATGTTTTAGCAGTTGAACCGTCGGCTAAATAAGTATCGGGGATTGTAGCGTTTGCATCTGTATATACAGTCATCCCAATTTCTAGTGAACTTCCAGCAGTTTCAACAAATCTTTGTGTTTTATTTGCATCTAATATAACTGCACATGCATCAGCCTCATTGGCTTCAAATGGCTGAGTAGTTGAATTAGTTTCAAAATCAAGAATTTGTGTACAAGTATATTTTTGTGTAACTTTACCAGCTTCATCTACTAATAGCGAAATACCAATCCCTGATCCTAAATCTGTAGTATACCAATAATCAGTACCGGCCTGTTTTATACCACTTGCTGCGTCGGCAAGAAACTCATCAGCTTGAGTGCCGGCAATAGTCATAAAGATAGTATCACCAACCTCAGGCTCGGTGCCATTAGTATCATCAAAGAATCTTTGTTGAGGTAAAGTTGTAATATCTACGGCACATGCCGCATCTGCGCCAGATGAATACGGTTGTGTAGTAGGATTAGTATTAAAACTGATTATTGCCATTAGTTATTAAAATCTTTTAATATAGAGGTTGTTCTCTATTATATATCCTAGATTATTATCTAACTAATTGAGCTGCTCTAATAGAATTTAAATTCTTGCCTTTAGGAGAATATTTAGCGAATACTTCTAGGTCAAATGAAAATTGATTATCATATTTATCAAATATATCCAATCCTATTTTCTTAGTATATGTTAGATTACCAAATCCAAATTTAGTAAACCCTCCGATTCTACCGATATCAGATTCTGCATCATTTCCATAATAATCAGTCATTCTGTATTGGAATACTACATCTAAAGATAGTCCATTATTTTCCCCATTTTCAACAGATTTAGTACTCTGTTTTGTTTCTCCGGATACAGATAAAGTATCCGGGTTAATTGGAGATAAAAATAAGAAAGAACCTACTGATTTTCCACCTAATAAATATTGGTCATTTGCATCAAATGACATTTTAAAAGATCTATCACCAGCTGCAATCTTACCGTCCATTTCCATGAAACCTAACTGCTTCTTACTTAGTACTGAGTTAACATTAAGTACACCACTTACTAACGCTTGATACGGAGTTATTCTTCCTGAAGTTTCTAACGTAGCAGTTATTGGCATTGTGTATATTGCATTATTAACAAGAGCCTGTAATGATACACCCTGTTCAGATATAGTTACTGCCGAAGATGAAGATGCGGTTTGTCCGTAATCTAAATATAGGTTTTCTAAATCTGGGTGGTCTTTATGTAAATAAAGTCCTGTGTTATATTCTAATGCACTAACGTTAGCAAATGTTGTTACATCAATAACATTAGCGTTAAACTGTCCACTTAAATCTGCGTCTGCACCGGCAGTACCTGCAGTGCTAATACCAAATGTACCCGACCAAATAAAGTTTGATGACGTTGCATCACCAGTTGTAGTTAATAAAGTAGGTAGTGTAGAACTTTCAAAGTCAGCATAACCCAATACATATTCATAATTATCTAAAGACCCAATCGAAGATCCAGTATTAGTAGAAATAGGAGCAGTAGCATATAATGTGTTTGTACCAGATATATCCATATATCTAGAGTAAACAAATTGACCCCTCCTTTGTGCAGATTGATAAGGTGCTTCATGTAATAAGTCTATTGAACTTAATTGATTAGCGGATATGTTTTGGTACTGTATTGGTACTAAATCATAATTACCTTCTGTTGTATAATAAGTATCACTAATAATTTTACTATCTATTGCCTGGGCGCCATCGTCATTAACAGGATTTCCAAATCCGTTTATGGATGCTCCGCCAGCATTTGATTTATGTGCCGGGAATGTTCTATCACCAGTAAGTCTAGAAATTAATTCTAATGTTGTAGCTTTTGTATTTTCAATTACTAATTTAAAAGTCTTAGTAACAATATGCCCCTTCTTTACTGTTAAATCTGCAACCTCGTCAACATAATATCCAGCAAATATTTGATTAGTAGTATCTTTATTAATGTTAATAACAGTTCCGTCCTCATTGATGAGTTTAACAAATAGCTCACCCTTAACAGTTTCAATATTTTCTGTTAACGCGCTGATTTGTAATTGTAATTCTGCTAATTTATCATATATTGAAATAGGCTTTTGCTCTGGAGATAAAAATCCAGAAGCTAAATCTTGTGCACTATGTGCATAAAACTTTTCGTTAGCAGTAAATGATCCAGCAACGTGTGTATAAACACCTTGAGCATTTAATTCTTCAGTTAGTTTTACTTTAGTTACTTCAGATATATTTTGTTGAAGTAGTGCGTTTAAATCTGTTGTATCAACCTCTCCTGCTGGGAAACCTATAACAATAGGCTCGGACCAATCAGATAAAATTGGATTGGCAGGATAACCAGCTTCTGAAACTGATTTAATTCTAATCTCAACAGATTCACCTTGTGATATTGGTAAGTCTAATTGATTAAAGTTAACCTTTTGTGCATCTTCAACCCTAGAGTCTTGCCATCTAAATTTACCTCTTACGTCCTTTGCTCTATCTCTTACTAAAGTTTTCTTTTCATTCCAATTTGAAAACACTGCAGTTTTTTCTCTAGTGTTCTCAAAGAATTTAAGTTGGTTTACTTCTGGAGCTTTACCAGATGTAGAAATATATCTATATTGAACTATAAATCTAACTACATTCTGATCTATTGTTCCGGCAACTGTTTTTGCAGTTGGCACCGTCCAAAAACCTCTTACTCTGTATTTAGGAGTAGCCTTACCGACATTTGTATCAACAGATAACGATTGTATTTGATTAACAATTGAGCTATATAGAGATGCCTCAGATGCTCTCTGGTCTATTAATGTTTGTAATTCACTTCTATCTTTATCTCTCTCGATTTTAGACTTATACTTTTTAGTAGCAATCTCAGATCTTTTCTTAGCAATAGTTTCATCTAATTTTTCTATTGTCTTTTCAGCAGCTGTTTTAGTAGAGTTCATCTTTTTAATTTTTGAAGCAGAGTCACTCTCTGTCAAATGCTTATTAATTTGAACTACTTTAAAGTTTTCTACAACTAATGTAGGAGCATCCGGCTGAATACCTTGAGTTGCTGGTGGTATTGCATCATCTTTAAGTGCTTTAATATATCTACCAAAGTCAGCAACTTCATCTTTATAAAATTCTGAAAGTCTTAATACAGCACCATCATCTCTTGTGATTGTTAAATTATTAGAATAAAAACCAACACCTGGCGACCAACGTTCTGATAACATTTTAGATACTGGATCTATAGCTTTAATAAAAACTAAAAGTCTTTCATTAAATCCAACGTTAAGTTCTGCTTCTAACACATTACCAACATTCTTATAAATACCAATAACGTTAACTCCAATTCTAATAGGTTCAAATCCCTCAACTAATTCTAATTCAACTTGCCTAGTAGATCCATCAACTTTGACAACTTTATACCTAGTATTTTTATATGATGAATTAACCATTATCTCATCACCAGGCTTAATAACCTCGGTGTTAATCACATCTTTACTAGAATCACTATAAGTTAATTGATCTAATGTATATAGTTTAATAGCCTGCTTCTTAGTAACTCCATCAACAATAACCTCTCTTTTAGAATTACTAATTTTAGTAACATCAAATTTACCATAAAATCTACTATTTCTATAAGGCATATCTCTAACCTCTTCGTCAACAGTATACTTAATGCTATTATTTTCTAAACCTGCAATTGCTGCAGTATATGAAATATTATTTTGATTTACAAAATTAAGATTAAAGTAATCTACAGCAATCTGATCACCAGAATCAAAAATAAATCTTTTAACTAAGATTCTTTCAGTATCATTAGGAATCTGACCCGTAACATCAAATTTAGTTACTAATAATGGGTTTAAGAAATCCTCAAAGAAGTAATTAGTTTTAACACCAAATGTTATTGGTCGATCTAATGCCTCAATATTATTTGCTGGAGTTTTAAGCGCTGCTGTAATTACCTTTTGGTAACTTCCGTCTGAAAGTCTAATATTTGTATCTCCATTTCCAAGTCCGCTAATAGACTTAAGATTCTTATCTAGTCTATCAAGTTCGCTTTTCATAAAACCGAACGAGGGTACGTAAACAGTAGTGGTTGAACCATCTTTGTTTAATATTTCTAGTGGAACATTTTTTTCACTAGTTGTAACCGCTTCATTTATTCTCTCAAATGTTTTTAATGAATTAACATTAATCTCAAGAAGCTGTTTAATCGTGCTGGAAATAGAATTATTTGTATTCATATTATCTTAAAATATCTGCTTCAAATTTATAGTTTATTGGATCTAAACATGTAATCTCAATATACGGCTTAGCTGTAATTAGCTGGTCTGGTTCAATATGTGCAATAGTTTTAGTAAAACCACTTGTCTTACCGGTCTTAATAATAATACTATTACCATTAATATTTATTGTATCAAATACTATTTTAAATACATGACCAACTTGCCATGCAGTAGTACTGTCATCAATGTATATATACAAATCATCATTAGGGTCAGTTGAAAAAGTTTCATAAAGACTTAGCCTATTAGTAAAGTCTTGAAGTCTAGACCATATTGCATATCGATCCGCACCGTTTCCACTATTACCTGCATCAAATAGATTAGTATTAGTAATTTCAACAGCTACTTCCTTTGCAGCTATATCCCATAAAAACTTTTGACTTGGTGCATAACCAACAACATTATTATTAATTTTAATATGCCCCGTTGCGTTTTTTGAAATAGAAGTTCCCTTACCACCAAAAACAACATCAGTATTATATTGTAATTCTGTGGGTATTGTACCATCAATCAAAGAATTTATCTTTTCATGTGCTTTCTGTATTAATTTTAACAAAGCATCAGAATCTTCTAACTGTATTGAGCTATTTTGAAAACTATCTTCTAACTCTCTTAATCTTTTTAAAATATCATCAGAGTCGTCACTCGACACTAATAAGTTTTCTAAAGTATCAAGTCTAGATGCAATTCTAGAATATCTAGCATTAGCATCTAATAAAACTTCTACGGCATTTTCTAATGCAGTAGTCGTATCCATAAAAAGATCCATCGAGAATGTAGTAAAGTCATTAATACTTGTTTCTACACCAACATTATCTAGAGATGAATTAAATTTAAGATTAAGCTTTAATGAAAAAGCATTACCATTAAGTCCGGTAACTTCATTTGGCTTATTCTTAATTTGTTCGTTAATTTTAGAACCGACACCACCAACCGACTGAATATCATCTAGTATAAGTATACCATATAAATTTGTCGCTCTATTTGAAGGCACTGATTCACTGTATAGGTCATAGTAAACTAAAATAGCATTAAAAGTAAACCTTTGACCGGTTTTTGAGTAATCTAATAAGTTTTTAACAGAAGATGTATTTACAACCTCATGGTATGCTGTTGCATCCCACTCAATTTGGACACTATCTGTAGTATTAACTGAAATATCATAATAAGGTCCATCTGATAAAGTATAATTATCAACAACAGCATCTATATTTAAACTTGGGTCTGGATGTGTTTGTCCAGCTCTACCCTCAATATCACTAGATGCATAAAGTTTACTTGCTGTTGTATTATAATTTTCAGGACTAAAAATAACTTGTGGCGTATAACCAACTGATGTTGGCACATTAATAAATACCTCGTGGTAAGTATTACCGGCATAGGCGACATCATTCTCTGCGTCAATTGTACCTAAATACTTTACAACTCTATCATAAGCTGCTGTACCAATTCCATCACTATTCACAGGTTCAGTATAACCGCCCAGTGTACTAGTATTAGAATCTGCAGATTTATATCTAATAGCCCCAAGAGTGCTCAACCATTTAAAAAATATCTTTTCAGAATCTGATTGCATTATAATAGGATCGTAATCATCATCTTGAAGAAGTAATTCTTCCATGTTTAATGCATAGTTTTGAAAAGTTTGCGCAAAATCTATATTTGGAGCGTTTCCAACGTAATTTGCACCAGATGCTTGTTTAAGCCCTAATTCAAAATCGATAGTGTTTGAGCCAGATACTGCTGTTGTAAAATCTGGAAGATCTATTAACGCAAATCTGCTAAACTCAAATTTAATATCTGGGTTGTTAAACGCCCTAGTCATGTCCTTTGCAGAAGACGCAAACGCATACATAGTGCCGCCCTGCGACTGTGGTATTCTAACTAGTGGAGTTGCCATTTATTAACTTGTTTATTTGTTTATTATACTATTGTTGCACCATAAGAAGCAATAACAAACCATTTGTTATTAAAACATCTTAAAGTTGCAGAAGCGTTTACTATATTTGCAGAAGCTCCGGTTAAAGTTATAGTGCTTACACCTAAATCAACTCCGGCTGCACTATTAATTTCTATATCCGATGCAGATCTACTAATAATAGTAACTTCTTGGCCTTCCTCTCCTTCTGGAAGAGTAAATGTATTTGCAACAAAATAAGTACTTGCCTCTATAGATACAGGTGCATTGTCAATAGAAGGTGTTGCAAATGAACCAACTACTCCGTTTTTAATTAATTTACCACCAACTTTAAAAGCTCCGTTAAATGTAGTATCTACTTCAAAAGTTGCTTCAGTTGTGTTAATAGAAGCAATAGAGCTACCACCAGATGTTAGTGAAAGTTCCCCAGCAGATACACTAGCTACATTACTTAATGTTTGCGTAGTTGGATCTAATAGGGCTGTGATTGAAGAAAGTTCATCATTTAATAACTCAAAGTTACTATTGATAACTGGTCTCGATGAAGAAACTGAATCAGTTCCTAAAATTTCAGTAATGTTTGCCATTTTTAGTTTTTTTATTTTACTTTTATCATATTACGTTTTACAACGTTTTTATTTCCATACGTGTCTTCGGCATTTAGCTCAATTGAGTAGAAACCAGACTCTTTAAAAATATAAGTCAGCCACATATTATTATAGTATATATCATCATTTGCTGGGTTAGTTGCATGTTTAATACTCCATGTTGGATTTTTTAGACCCGGCATTTTAGAACTATCCACTGCAATTGTTACATGAGTCGATCTTTCTACTTCTGCAAAATCTTTAAAAACCCTAGTATCATCGAACGTTGGATTATAATGTATGACATGCTGTAAGCCCTCAGTTATATATATTGGTTCCAGGTCTGTAGGCCCTTGTACTGATACAGAATCAAAATCATAATTCTTAGAATACTCTTTACCAACTGCTAAAATATAGTAAAAAGTTTCGCCACTTCCATTGTTATCTATATCAGCAAATACTGGATTGTAATTAAACTTACTAATGATAGGATCCATAGACGCATTAAGTTCATCTGTAATTGTTTGCCAAGCACTAATATCTAAACTACCAGATGGTGTTGGAGATGTAACAGTTATAGAACCAGTCTCAATTTCATTAGTACTAACATTTGTATGTGTAATAGATAGAACTGTTCCTGTTTCAAGATCATCTATTTTAAAAGACGAAGTTTGATCTGGCCCCACTCTAGTAGAATCCCAAGAAAGATTTTTTGTATCAAACCATCTATAAGAAGACTCTTCCCATCTATAAGGTCCAGTAGTTTCACTAAAACCAGTCTCGCTATAAATATCCTGATATCTTCGCACTGTAGAAAATCTAATACCTTGGCTAATATCATGCTGATAATTAGCTCGATCTAGCGTTAAATAAAGTGCAGCAATATGTTCATCTACCGATGTCTTGTTATTTTGAGGATTGTCCCAATAACCACCAGCTTTACTCCAGTCTAATTTTGTATCGTCCCATGTAAAAGACTCTAGCCATTTATAAATACCATACAATTCAATATCTTTTAAATTAACTTCAAACAAATCGTCTATTTTATAATAAGACCTATGTCCAAATAAATCATAAGTTCTCATCTCTACACTATATACATCATTGTGCGGAATGAAAATCGGTAATCTTAAATAATCATCAATTGCTCCTCTAAAACTTTGATTATACCCATTTCTACCCGTAACTATCCATTCTATTTCATATACCCATTTTTTCCACCAGTTTTCCCAAGTTACACCAGAGTGTAGTTGTTCAATTCCGTTTGGTACTGGATCATTTCCATCTGGATCTGCATCTTCCCATGTAAAAAGGGCCTCATCCCATATATCATCAAACGATGGAATTCCATTAAGTATAATAGGACATCCAACTGGAGTGCCCTCATTCCAAGTTTCTAAAGTTCTATCATGATAGTTTTCATAGAATGCATCTACAATATCTCTTAACTCAGTGATTTCACTAGAAGTAAGTGTAGAATAATCTATATCACGGTAATTTAAAAACTTTACGTAATTATTTGTAGCATCATTTTGATCTAAAACATTACCAATTACCAGTGCCATATCTTCAATAAAAATAGATCTTTCTTCTTGGTCTATTTTAAAATCAATATTATGACCCTCACTAAAATAAGATATTGCATTTTGAGTATTCCACACATTTATATTTTTTTGTGTAAAATAATCACCTTCTGCTGTAATATCAATAATCTTAGCGTTAAGGGGTAAAAAATCTAATTGTAACTTTTTAGATAATCCATATAATTTAAGTAGAATTTCTTCTGGTGTAAAATCAAAAATCTCAGTTACATTTGGGATATCCCACTCATCATAAGTTCCGTTTGGTTCATTAAGCCTATAAACAAGACTAAATTTACTAGTCTTTTTCATTGTTTTAGAAGGAGTCTGAATAACCTGCTTCTTTCTAGTCATTTCACCCCTAACTGAAGAGTTAGGTACTGGAACTGCATGTAATTTACCAAAATTACTTTTAGAAGAATCTACATTTAACCAATATTCTTTTAATGTAATATTATTATACCCAAAGAAATCAATTGCGTTTAAGATTGCTTTATATGTACCAACAAACGGCTTAATATTGTGTAACTCTAATAAGAGTTCTTTTCTTTTTTGATTTAATAAAATGTTATCTGGCGACATTTCAGAAAGATCATGACTTTTAAATAAAAGAAAATCACCTTCACTTAAAGTAGCTCCAAAATTCTGTAAAAGATTTTTTAATCTTTCATCTTCAGCAACAACTTCACCATAAAATGAAATTGAAGCTATCATATTTTTTGAACTTCCTTCTTTTATATAGACATTTAATATTCTAACATGAGCACCTTCAAATTCAGATTTAATAGCAATATTAACCTGAAGTGCTGATGTATTATTTTTAGAATCATTAATAATGTAATAACCTTCTGGGTTTGTGCTATCAACATCACTAAAATCTCCAAGATTAATTTCAACTGTTTTTTTCTCTGTAACTATCGGTAATCCATTTTGCATTTCTGCATCATACATAAAAATATCATCACTATGGTTTGAATTATTTTCTGTTGCCCATTCAAAACAAAGAATTGCTGGAGTGCTAGATTCTGACCTAGGATAATTAAATGTAAAATTATTTCTATGGATAACTTCCTCTAATACAAATATATTAGAAGTTTCATAAAGCCCTGTCGATACCTCATCTAAAAAAACACTACCCTGTAAGAAACTATCACTATAACTTGAAGATTTAGTCTTCAAATTTAAGTCATTTTCAGTGTCTTTAAAAAATCTTAAATTATTATAAGCCATTATCTAACGTTTATGTCGTCTTTTTTAGTAGTGTAATTTTTAAAGTTCTTTAAGTATGCCGGTGCTTTTAAAATATTACCAAGCGATCTATCTATATAAAAAACAAAATTTGCAAGTATCTTACTCCTTAAAATAAATGGAGATACTGAATTACTTAAAATACCCGCAAGCCTAGTAGGAACTCCATTGTTTAATCTAGAATCCTTTCTAGTATTAGAAGCTTCATAAAGCTTAGTATTAAGCGCAGCATTTGATTTTGTTTTATTAAGATCCTTCCTCATTACTTAAGTGCTTTTCTATTTCCTGCCTGTACCCTAGTGTAAATTGTTCTAGGTACTGGAGTTGAGTCAAAGTTAATACTTAATGCTGCCTCTTCATTCATAAGAGCATCATCTACAATTACATCACCATCTCTATCTTGCCAACCTCCTCTAAATACTGCAACTTCTTCTTTATCCATAATAATATCACCCCATTGATCTAATCCAGCCACATCTTCTGGGATTGTAGTAGTATCATCAACTCTTACGACATTTACAGTTTCTAATTTTTTAAAGAACACATATTTCTGTTTACCATTTCCAATATCTTCTAATAATACTGGCTCTTGTGGCTGTACTTGTGTTGTAATTGATTCATAATAACCAAGTCTTCTAGCTGTTTCTTCAGTTTCAGAAATAAATCTAACATTTACTGAATCAATACCTTCTATTTCTTCTAAGATGTAAATAATATCAGACTTAGGTAGTTTATCTCTTCTTGTTATATTTAATAAGTAATCAGAAACAACAGCCCTAACATCATTAAAAATATCTTGTTTACTAAATCCTTCAAAATATCTAATATCAATATCCATTGAATATTTTCTAATTTGTGGCTTTACAAAATTAACTTCTGTCGTTACCATCATTTGACCAGAGTCTTCTAACACTTTTAACATTGCGTCATATTCCTCTTGTGCAAAAAACATTTCTTTTTCTGGCATTGAAAAATAATCACCGCCTTTAGAAACTTTTTTCTTAATATCCGGAGTTGCAAAAATATAAATAACATTATCGTCGTCTAAGTATTGGTCGTCAGTTCTATTATAAGCGTCAATATAAGAGAAGATACCATACTTAGAAAGAAAGTATTCATAATTATCTGGAGTAGCCAACACAAAGCTCTTAGAGGCCATAGGAGTTAATATCTTTGTAAAGTCAATAGATTCTCTATTAGCTCCCATCTTTGGCGAAGAAGTTACTTCAACATTTAATAGTTCATTAAGGTCATGTAATGTTCCAGTTGAATCTTCACCTTCAACTTTCCATTTAACTTTTAATTCACCGGAATCATTAAGATTACCTTGAGCACCTTTATGTTTTAAATATTCTACTTCTACAATAGCGCCTTTATTTGGTATAGCACCAAAATTAGAGTTACCAAAATAAATATCTAACCCACCAGAAATTCCAGTCTTAATTAGATAGCCTTTTTCATTTGGTAGTAAATCATATAAAGATTCATGCTTAGTCCACTGTTCTCCATTAACACTAATAGTAACTCTATTATGATCTGTTAAACCGCTGCCAGTTTTACAGTTAAAAGATTGCATCGATTCACCAGTACTAGTAAACGTTTGTTTTTCAAAAACACCCTGTACGATTCCACATGTAGTCCAGTTAAAATCTGATTTAGAAATTCTAAAGGCATCCCTAGAAGTTAATAATGTGTAGAACAATCCATTTGATTCAAACTCAAGTTCGGCTCTACCATCTATAACTAATCCATTTCCGGCAATATCTCCTAAACTTGCAGATGGACTCCATCTAAATCTAATTTCACCAAATGCAGAATAACCTCTTGTCGCATCATGTCCAGTTAATCTAGACATTCCATATACAGATTCCGGATGTTGTGCTGTATAAATATTTTGTTCAACTAACGCATCTTCAATATAAAACATGATAAGCTCAGTTATTTCAGATAGAACTAAAACAATTTGAGCAAACGGAGAAGCCGTAGTAAATAATGTACCAGCTCTTTTATATGCTGATATAATATAATTACGTGCGTCCTCTCTAATTTTATTAGAAGTAATTCTTAGTGTATTTAAAAAATTTTGTTCAGCCATTTTTTGTTATTATAATTTACGTACGAACTGAGACTTCATACTTATTATCTATCTCAATATTAATGTACCCTATATCTCTTGCATTTCCTCTTTCAAAAGAAACATTAATTTTAACTTTATGTTTATTCGCTAATGGACAATATGTATTTAATTGACTTCTTATTTGCTTTTTAATTTTATATTCAGCAAAACCAAATGTATATATCATATCTCCTAAGTTACAACCAAAGTCCGGAAATCCTAAAACATCACCCTTTCTAGTAAATAGAATAGTTTCAATTTGAGTAATTAATTGTTGAACTTCGTCTTCAATATGTACTTTAGTTGCGTCAAAATTTGGGTCGCCATTGACTTTAATATAGATCTCCATTTTATATGTATTCGTTTTTTATGAGTGCATCATCCAATCAACACCTTCATCACCTTTAATTTCTTCTTCAATTATAGATAATTCTTCATCACCCATATCTTTTATAGCTCCATAATCAAATTCAACATTACCAGGCATTGCAAATTTAAAGATACCTAATTTTGCACCAAGTGATTGTTTAATCTTAGCACTTACGTATCTAAAAAATAACTCATCATCAAATAAAGCACAATCGTGAATAGTCTCATATACCTCTAATATCACATCGCCCTTTGGAGTATCTCCCATAATTTTTAAATCACCTGTTAGTTGTGAGTAATGAAATGAAATAGGATTTTCTAGAATCTGTCTAGACAGATCAGCCATAGAAGCATTCAATACATAATATTGTAATTCTTCAGCAGCATCTGCAGCTCCAGCACCATCGTACATTCTTCTAAATAACATTCTTTCCATAGAGAAGTCAGATCCACCTTGGAATCTTTTATCCATACCACTACCAACGCCATTCCAGCCTGATGCTAAATCATAAAGCCCATATACTGAATAAACAGATCCACCTAAGTCTTTCTTATTTCCTTCAGCATCACTAGAAGCTGCACCTGGCAAAGTTAGAGTCCTATGTTTCTTAAAGTATTCAGTCTCAAATATTTCATTAGGTATATGATAATAATTCTCCTTAAGAGAATATTCATATTTTTTATACATCCACTTTTTAGCTCTTTTAATAATATTAAGAACTTCCTTTGGTGGTAATTGTATTGGAATCATACAAGCTCCAGAAATATCATCCTGAATTTCTGTGAGAAATTCATTTAAACAGTTTGAACCAAAGTCTCTTGGTGTATTTAAATTACTTTCATTTCCACTTCTAATTTCACTCATTTTGTTATTTTATTTTTTTACTTACTACTATTTCGGTATCTTCAAATCTAGCAGCATCGCTTTTAAAACCTTCTCTAAAAATACCCCCAATCATTTTACCTTTAAAGATTCCATCTCTACCAAAGACATAACAATTAGTTAACTCGCAACTTCCATGTACATAAGAAGATTCTATTTTAGATTCAAATACTTCAGTAGATCTATATAAATCACATCTTAATAAATTAGCGCCCTTAACGGTACATCCATATAAATTAGACGTTTCAATATTACCAGCCAATTCACAGTCTACAAAATCATATCCTTCTAATAAATAACAGATTCCAAATTTACCATCTTTAACCTGTATTTTTCCTAAGTCGCTATCATAATTAATTTTACCAGAAACCATGCCACCATTTACAATAAGATCCATTACTTTTTTCTTTATCTTAGCCCACTGTAATTGTATAATTTGTTCATGTTCTTGTAGGTCTACCATAATTGTAATTTCAGGCCAATATTTATTAATATTTTTCCAATCTTTACTACTTTCTATTATTGGTAAATTTTTATTAAGAATCTTTCTAAGCTCAATCTTATTTTCTTCGTTAAAAAGAGGGCTATTGCAAGAGTTCCACATTTGCATTAAAAACATTTCAGAAAGATAAAAAATGTTTTCAGATTTTTTTTCATAATCTGCGCCACCTAAATATCTAAATTCTAGATAATTACTTTCTTTCTTTGAAAAGTTAATTCCATAGTATTTTGTATCTGCAAATTTATAACTCATAGATGAAATATTACTACCATCAAAAAAGTAGGCTTCATCTTTAGGCATAATCCATTTAATACTTTTTGCATAAACAGACTTTTCTCTTTTAGGGAAGAATTTATATACTTGTTGCTCATTAAAATCAAGAATGAATTTTAAAACATTCATTTTTGAAATCATCGCAGGATCCTCTAAATATTTTTTATCAAATGAAAGATTAATATGTATAGATGCTCTGTCATTAGTATAGCCATTCTCATTAATCCAGTTTAAAACATTAGAAATCATAATCCTAGCGTTTCTATATGGAACAGGCCCTGTTACTAATTCTACCAAGCCTTTACCACCAGACATATCTGGTTCTAATTTAAACTCATCAGCAGATGGTTGAAAATCAGAATGGGCTTTATCTTCAAGCCTAATAGGTCGGCCTAGGAGTTTACTCAATGATTTTTGAGTCTCTTCTAGGCCGATATTAGAATAGAATTCGAACTCGACACCTACTAGCGCTGCGTTCAGTATAGAGTTGCGATCTGAATTCTTATTTAATTTTTTCATCTTAGAGTATGATATTACGTTTCAATATATATCACACTTAAAATGCTTTAGTTATTGTGGCATCTTTAAAAATACCTTTTTACTCTCCGTATCGATTCTTGTGATTTGTACTGTAATTTTATCACCAGAATTAAAGACGTCTATTAAGCCATCTTCAAGTTCACTAATATGTAATAAACCAGTAACACCATCTTCAATATTTATAAATAAACCATACTCTTTTTTAGTCTTAATCGTTGCCTCGACAGTCGATGGAATTTGATATCTTTCAATAATATCATTCCATGGATTAGAGACTACGTTATCTTTTTGAGTTAGTGTAATTTTAGTGTTAGAAATAATATCTTTTACTTTAAATTTAATTTCATCACCTGGTTTAATATCTCTAGACTTAAACGCCGGGAGCGTTAATTCATCTAGGTCATTAATGTGTATCATACCAGTAAGACATTTATTAAATTCAACAAATACGCCATATCTAGCAGAGCCAGTAACTGTACCAGTATATTCTTCTCCCATATTATCTTTAATGGCCTGAATTTCTGTTGGTATTAGTGCTTGTAAATATTTTCTATGTGAAACCACAATAGTTCCTCTATCTGCTGAGAAGCTTACAGGTACTACATAAATTTCAGTACCAATAATAGATTCAAAGTCGTGAAGTTTATTAATTCCAGCAAGTGAACCTGGCATAAAGCATTCTACTCCTTGAACTTCTATAATATAACCACCATTCTCGATCATGTTTTTAACAGTACCAACCCAAGCAGTATTACCTTCTTCAACTCCAGCTCTTAAGTCTAAGAATACCTTATGTTTTACACCACCTGAAATCGAACCAAGTACATGTGTGTTATTTTTATTAGAAGTAATTAAAACTGCAGTTTCTTCTCCTGGTTGTAGTGCTTTAACAAGAGCAGTCTCTTTATCATACTTAACATAAATCAATTCTCTATAGCCAATATCGACTGAAATAAATTCTTGATTTACAGCAAAGATCTTACCTTCATATATAGAACCTTCTGTAATTAATGGTAAGAGAGGATTTTGCTGATTAGCATGTTCCATAAGATCATAAAGTTCTTGAGCATAAGATTCTCTCGAATATACTCTATCTCCTTTTTTAGTCTTAATATGTGGGTTTGGTTTTCTGGTTTTAGAAGGGCATGTGGCCTCGTAAGCATCCCACATGAATTCACCATTTTCATCGTAAAAGCTCTGTTCAGTTTCTGGAGCTTGTTCTTTAACTTCGATTTGCGGTTCTGGAAGTTTATCAACCGTTTTGTCTAGTGTTACTGTAGTAATTCTAGGTCTTTTGTTTTTTTCGTTGTTCATTTATTTTTATATTAAAGGTGTAACATAATATATATCAGCTTTCTTTTCTATTATAGGAGCATTGGCTTCTACAAAAAATAATTACCAAATAATTTTTTTATGTCAATTATTTTTATTATATTAGTACTGTAATTAAAAACTAATAGACATGCAAAACGTAAAAAACTTACTTCAGAATTGGAAACATGATTTAGCACAAGCTGGCGAGTTAATGGGAACCGATCTCGAAACACTTGATACTCGAGGGTTTAAAAACTTAGAGTTTCAAATTGAACAACTAGAATCTGCTATTAAAAAAGACGATCAGTCTAAAAGATGGGCAGAACAAGAAATGGCAGACTTTAATAATCATTTAGGAAGGTTTTAATTAAACAAGATACATAACACATGAACTTACATAACTTCGCAGATTTTAAACTTTTAACAGAGGCTAAGAATTCACTTAAGATGAATGTGCCTTCTGATATATTAGATCTACATAAACTATTTAAAAAGAATGGTAAAGAACTTTTTATAGTTGGTGGTGCAGTTCGAGATGCACTGCTTGGTAAGAAGCCAAAAGATTTTGATTTAGCAACAGATGCCTTCCCGGCAGAAGTTATTGAAATAGTTACTAATGCAGGTTACACAACCACTGGAGAAGTTGGACATCAATTTGGTGTGGTTATTGTAAATGTACCGTCAGATCCAGCTGGAGTTGAGGTTGCAACATTTAGAGAAGATATTGGTAAAGGCCGAAGACCTGATGCCGTGGAGTACTCTACAATAGATAAGGACGTTCTAAGGCGAGATCTAACTATCAATGCATTATTCTATGACATGGGAACTGAAGAGGTTGTCGATCTTGTAGGTGGCTTAGAAGATATAAAGAATTCAAAGATTAGAACTGTCGGTGTTGCTGCAGATAGATTTGCAGAAGATCCACTTAGAAAATTAAGAGCCTTAAGATTTGCTGGTAGAACTGGAAGTAAATTAGAAAAAGAAACTGCTGAAGCTATACTAACAGATAATAGTTTAGAAGGTATTAGTCCAGAAAGAATTAGAGATGAATTTAAGAAATCAGTAACGACTGCAAAGTCTGCTAAGAAATACTTGGAAATGGTTTCTGAATTTAAGTTATGGAATATTATGTTTCCGACATTACCTATTAGTCAAAAATTCGTTAACACAAATACTTGGTTAATTCAACTAACTCAATTATTTATGGCAAACGATACAGATCTTCTTAAGAAAGAAATGAATAAGGCTACATTTTCAAACGATGAAATTAGTGGAGTTATATTCTTAAAGAACTTAATGGCATTTAATCCAGCCAATGTGTTTGATACACATAAGCAATTTAAAAATAGCGGACTTGATAAAAAGGTTATTTTAGAATTTGTAAAGATTAATAGACTAGATGCTAAAATGATTAAAGCCTTTTTTAAATACAAGCCATCTACAAATGGTAGAGATGTTATGAAAGAGTTTGGTTTAAAAGGACCTGCAATATCTGATAAAATCAATCAAATAGAGGCTGATAAATTTAAAAAACTTTTAAAGTAAGCTTTAAAACGCAATTGGCACAAAACCAATCATTGGCACAAAAGGAACTGTCGGAACTGGAATACCTCCAAAATACAATAGTTTAAACTCTAACAAATGAAGTGCATAAACTGCTGCCAATGCAGTTGCTACTGTTAATGCCGGAGGTTGAGTTGCCGGTACCTTATCAAAACTTTTCCCACTATTTAACGCACGCCTAAGACCTTTAGCTAACCTGGTTTTACTTCCATAATATATTGGAACATAAAATCCATTTAACGGCGGAACACTTAATGCTGGTGGCATAGGTGGGGAAGTTTTAAAAGGTTGTATTATATGTAAATACCAAAATGTAATCGTGGCCTCTGCTAATTCTTCATAAGGGTCACCAGAAGGATATTGATACGGAATATCTGGAAGCTCTTCATTAGCATCACATTCTTCTGCTGCTTCTTTAGCATCAATGCCACTTTGTACTACAAATTTATATTGAGTCCCAGCATCCGGATGTGTTACTTTAGGTTCTAAAGTTTCAATTGTATCACTAGAACTTACTGGTGGCAGACCGTTCCATTTTTTCTTATATTCAAATTCTAAGTAAACATTTTTTGAATACTGTTTTGCTGCATTTGAGTTATAACTTGCATTGCTACTATTATTTTTATATGAATACCAAATATTGTAGTTTGCGTAAATCCCAGAGAGCTCGTATGTAGTAGTTCTTTTAATAGCAGGATTATAAGAGAAGAAACAAATTACATTTCTGTGTAGCAACACAGGCACCCCTGTCTTTTCTTCAGCTCCAACTTGTATTCTATATTTAGAAAGAGGACACTCTTCTTTTACATCAGGATCGTATGGCCATGGAACTATTATCTCACCACGCAGGCCTGCTTCTAACCTTCCGCTAATATCTGAATTTAAATTTAAAATACCATTATTATTAGTCTCATATTCTGGATATGCAACATGAATAGCATCAATAAATAATTGAGATATATTGTCTATCATTTCAAATGCATTATATCCAGCATCTTCTATTCTACGCTTAACATCTGCATTTACATTCCAATATGGATAGTCACCTTCCGACTTAGACTGAAAATCAGGTGCGAAAAAATTTCTATGCGTTTTCTTATATAAAATACTACCTAATTTTTCTACCCACTTATAATATTCAATTTTATCTTCTATATCAGAGTAACTTTCAAACTCTCTAATCATTTTAGTTGCAAAAAGCTTCTCAACTTCTTCTTGTGGTTGACCATCTTCAATACAATGAAATTCGCTAAATAAAAAACTATGTAGATCCATATCATCATCGTCTTTATACTTTTCTATAAATGCATTAAATTTCTTTCTTTGCTTTTCAGCCTCTTCCATTTCATTAGGAACTTTTATCGGCTCCGGGCAAAGATCAGAAAAAGCTTCACTACTCTGTTTACCCTCTTTAATAATATTACCATCTTCGTCCTTGGTGTCCATTAAGTCAACATCACCATCTCGATAAAGTCTTTCAAATGCCTCTCCGTATGCAAGTATTAATGCTTGGTCTGCTGCACCATTCGGCTGCCTCATGGCACCGACTGGAGTTTGTGCAGTTTTTACAGCTGCAATATATTCTGCTGCCAAAGCTTCACCCCAATCTCTTCTACCACCTGGAGTTACAAATGGTATATAATCAGGTGTTGCGAAGTTTGGATTAGTGTCACTACCAATTCTAGGCGGGTCATTAGCAATAGAACCTGGATTTTTAAAAGATTGGCCAGATAATATTTCTGTAACATTAGGTATAAAAGTTCCCCAATTTGCTGGCATAATTACTTATTTCTTTGTTGATAATCTGGGTGAGTACTTGTAAGTTGTCCAACTATAGTTGGGGTTGGTGGCATCGGAGCACCTGATGGCCCCACGCCAGTCGGATGAATATGTGTATTATAATCATCTAACCATTTTTGTAACCAATCCTGTAAAGACTGACCTCTTACAGCAGGTTCTGTTTCATCTGCACCTGGCTCACCAGTATTTGATATAAAAATATCACCACAGTCTAAGAACATTTTTGCATCTGTACTTATTTTAATAAAACCTTCTTCATCTATCTGAATCATCGGTCGCTCCTTAGCACCAGAGCCACGCGTTATGACAAGGCCATCTTCCGGTGAATGATATATTCTTAAATTTCTTTCAGCGTCATAGACTAGACTTATGACATCATAAGGTGCGTCTGATGCATTAAGAATATCTTCTTTTAATTCTACATTTTGATCTACTTGAAACCAGTATTCTGGGTGATATATGTTGCCATTATCAAATCTAACTGCAACAATATCGCCAACTCTTGGAACAGCGTGAGCCCCGGGAGTTTCTCTGTTTTGTGGAGTTGCCCATGGAATAGCTTCATCTGGAAGCTGATCAAATTTACCATAAACCTTTACTCGACATCTGCCATCATTAAGCGGGTCCTCATTAATTACAACCTCACCTAGCCAATGTCCATCTCTAAGATTATCTACAAAAAGTTCGTCCTTATTCATGTACGTTATCGTTTAAGTTACCATCTGGCGTTGAGTCTACTCCAGTATCTACACCACCATATACATTATCATTAGATATATCATCATTATCTCCTGGTGAATCATCATAAACCTTCTTAGGAGAAATATTACCATCCGGAGAGCTGTCAATTCCAGGGCCATCATAAATACTTGATAAATCACCACCAACTCCACCTGAATTACCTGATCCTGTTAAATTACCGGCTAATTGTCCAGCTGCATTAAGAATACCATTAATACTTCCTTGTTGAATTGCTCCCGCGATTGTACTTAAAGTACTTACACCATAAACATTATCTAACAATACTGAACCTACTACATTATCTATAGCATTATTTACAATACTTGCAGCAGCCCCTCCTAATATTTTACCATTTGCATTACCAAGACCTGGGCCTCCAGTAACACCTTGTGCTAAATTTTTAAATTGTGCAACAGTACCACCAATTGCTTTATCTTTAAGCTTTGCAAATTTACTTTTAGCAGCCCCTAATATTGGATTTGCTGGGTTATAAGCATCTACTGTCGGATCTTTCTTAGGCTCTATTAAAACTTCTTGAGCGACTCCTAAGTTCGAACCCCATCTATATGTAGGTGTTTTTACAGTTTTATAAAAGAATGAAAGTTTTGGTTTTTTTACCTCTGGGTTTTTTCCTAGACCAGCTAACATATCATTAGTAGAATCCATATCCCAAGTACAATGTCCTAATTGCACATGATAGAATGGTTTTGCACTAGCAGCCATTTCAGTATTAATAGATACTGGATCAGTTCCTACAGTACCTTTTGGTAAATTACCAAATAAATCTTTATTTCTAGCAGCGATATCCTGTTGGAATGTTCTAATTTCAGAAACATATATGTCTATTGAAAACTTTCTTAAATTTTCTGGAATAACTTCTACCCACCTTTGATAATCAAAACAAGCATCTCTATAAAGTCTCATTAAAGTTAATCCCATTAACTCAACATTCTCTTCTAGACATTCAATCTCTATCTTCTTATCTTTGCCCCAAAATGGATCTTGCATTCCACCGAATTGCATCGTAGTTTCAAGTCCAGAAATAGATTGCCAAAACCAAGGCATTTCTTTATTAATCTTTATCAATAGTTTTTGAAAATTCTTAAGACTTTCTGCGTATGTTGCTCCAGGGCCTTTTCCCTCATTATCTGAACCTACATTTACTACATTCTCTAAATAGTCTAATGCTCCACCTGGCTTATTTGTTAAAAGTGGAGAATCACTAACACTACCTGTATTAAATACAAGCATGAAGCTTAATAGAGTAGGATCCTCGTTTACTTTACGTATCGTGGTTCCTTTTCTAAAATATTCAATACCTTTTAATTCTAATTCTGCCATGGTTTATATATTCTATTTATAAAATTTAAGATTCATTAATATTATTAATTCTGGCCGGCCACTCTCTTCTAAGTAAAGTAACTTCTTGTCTCATACCTGTGTCTGCCTCGTATATAATATTAATATTTTCTATAACATAGTGACCGCTTAAAAAAGTATCTAACATTTGATTAGGCGCTTCTTCGTTTGTAATTTCATTAGCATTTGCACCTTCAATTGGCGAAGCATCTAAACCTGCATCTTTTTTAGCATTCTTAAGATTCTTTAACACCTCGACTTTAGTTGGATCATAATGATACATTAACACTGGTACTTTTTGGTATTTATAAATTGTAGGGTTAAATTCTTCTAAAGTAATCTTTAGTTTCATTTTTTGCAACTCTACATTATTTTGGTGATTATTTAACTCACTAAACAAAGCGTTACTATGAACATTACCTAGACCATCTTCACCGGTATTATGTCTTCCCATATATTTAAACTTTACCTGCTCTTGAAAATGATCCTCACCTCTTCGGCCCTTGAGTGGCTCATCAGCATCTGGTAAATTTTCAGAAACTTGAGGCTGAATATTAAATTCTGTAAACTTCTCGTCTGGATTATTATCATCATAATAAGAAATATTACGCTCATATCCATGTTCTAAGCTAACTTGATTAGAATTATTTATAAGTTTATGTTCATAAATATAATTGCTACTACCTCGTTGGTCATTGTGATTAGTTAGTAATAACTTAGCAGGTATATTATCAGTGTTTTCTTCTGTATTTCCACCCTCGGCAATACTTACTGGCATTGATGCTAAACTTTCCTGTAAATCTTCTAGACTACTATTCTCAGAATTAAAAACCTTATTGACATCAACAAAGTTTAAATAATAAAATTGATCTATATGATATCTTTGAAATGATGTTTCACTTACATAAGAGTTATCTACAATATCTTCAATAAATTGAAATGTTGGAGTATAAGCCTGAACCCTAGGCATAGAATCATCAGTTTCTTCTATGTTTGTGGCTAATCCTATTTTAAGATCTCTTGCAATAAGTTCTAAATGATCTAAAGAACTTCCAGACTCAAAGCTTCTACAAGCTTCAGAAAAATATTTAGGAATTTTAGCAATACCACTGATTTTTATCATTGGCTCACCATCTTCTGTAGTTGCATTTGTTGAAATAGAAGTTATTTCAAAATCCATGTGTAGAGTTTTAAACGTATCTACATTTTTTGAATTAATAAATATTGTAACACAGTCACCATCCCTTGGCATAAAATCTAAGGCAAATGCCTTTGTTCTATCTACAAGATTAAGATTAACTCTAGGTAAAACTTCTGATAAATCTATTGTACATTTTTCAATAGAGTCCATTTGAAATGGAAACTTATTAACTTCTATAACCGGAGTTACAGAACCAATAGTTTTACTCTGTCGCTCACCACCATCTTCTTCATCAAATGCATGATAATCTAGTGGGGTTGGATCTATTTCAGGTTCTACAACCGCTAATATGTGTTGATTTATATCCATGTGTTTATTTATTTAGAACAAGGAGAATCTGAATCATCACCCCCGTTAGCATTACCGCCGCCTTGTGGGCCACTTCCATCACTATTATTATCTCCAGTAGAATCTGCGTTTCCACCATTGCCTCCGTTTCCACCAGCTCCACCAGCTCCACCAGCTCCACCTCTACTGTTAATACCATCATTCATAAAAGTTGCATTTCCAGTAGTAGTGTCACTAACATTACCAGTTGCCCAATTAACTCCAGCTGCATAACCTTCGTCATATTTGTTTTCAAGGGGGTTATTATTAGAATTATTAGATCCAGATCCCTTTCCATCATTTAGGGCCGCGTCGTCTAATAAATCGATTAGTTCTGTATCAGAGCCTTTAAATTTTTCTAATGTAGTAGAAGATGTTACTGCCGCAGTTTGAGCCTGCTTACCTAATCTAATACCCTCACCATCAAATTCATAAGTTTTCTGACCAGAAGGAACTACGTTAGGTGGCAATAACTCGTCTTTACCATATTTCTTTTTAAGACGATCTATTTTAGCCTGATCTTTAGGCGGCAATCTTTTAGTATCTATAAATTGATCCTTTACTTTATTGCTAGCCTCTGATAAATTAGGTCTTTCTAATTTATAATATGCAATTTCTTTTTTCGGTATTCTAAGAAGTTCACCTTCAATAATACTAAATGGATCTGAAATTCTATTATACTTCAATATAATATCTACCATACGGTGATCTCCATAGTACTTATCAGCAATTAAATCTGGCCTACCAGTCTCATCTCTATCTACATAATGTAATGTATCTAAAGACTCATCACCGAGAACTCTAAATATCATAGTCGGTTGGACCATTAGAATTTTAGAGCCTTCTACAATTTTATTTACAATAGTTTTTAAATTCATAATCTTATCCTGAAGACATATCTGATATTCTATTAATCATACCAGGGCTCATTTTTTTATCTTTATTACCGTATTGTGATACATCAATAACATCATCAAGGCTTCTAGCACCTTCAACATCTGGTGTTAAGTAGAATCTACCTTTACCAGAATTAAACATACTTTCAATTTCACCCTTATCTCTAGGTCTAGCAGGTTTTAATTGCACTGTTAATTTCATTTTAGTAGGAAAACCTTCAAATCCAAGAGGCCCTTCAAACGATATTTCAGAACTCTCTAGTGCAAGGTTACCACATACCATAATAGGTGACATCGGGTTTCCTATAGTTAAATGCCATTGTCCTGTTGGATCCCCAGTTAAGAATGCCGCGGCTGTTTGGGCTCCAGTTGCTCCTGGGCCACCTAATAATTTCATAAGACCGCCGCCAATAATATTATCTAATATTTTTGAGTCTCCAAGTGCATTTAAAGCTTCACCGAATTTACCTTCAGCAGCAGCTGCACCACTTTTAAAGATTGCACCACCGACATCATCCACACCTGCAGAAAACTTTTTACTTAATCCAGTAACAATTGATCCTGCAAATCCAGCATAATCCCCACTTTTAAGTAAATCATAATCACCAAATGGTTTTCCAGTAGAACTAGATCCAGTACCTCCTACCCATCTTGCTCCACCACCCCAAAACGGCGCGTTGTTATATGTCATTGCAAGTAGATTAGACATCACATCCATAAATGCAACTCTAGGACTTGTATTAGGAAGTCCCTTTAAATCATAATAAAAATTTAAAGAGAATGATTGTTCAAAATTTAAACCTTGCTCACGAACCAATACATTTTTAATAACATTTAAAGGTCCATATACGTGGTTCGGGTATGTTGCAGACATTGCATCATATCCATCACCTCTAGATTTTTTTCTAGCAGCAGCATCAGCTGAATATCCATTAACACCACTTTCAATTGCTGATAAAAGACTACTGCCATCAATGGCAGCACCAACCGAACCTCTCTTATTTTGAGCAGATCCACCACTAAGCTCTTGCATCTTAGATTCTTCATCTTTCCATTTATACTTATATGCAAACTTAAGTACTTCTTTTAAATCATTACCTAATTCCGGGCTTAACCAAGTTATTGCTCTAGCCAAATCTGGCTGAGTTATATCTATTGCTTCTGAAGATCCTGTCTTAAAATCTTTAGTATTAATAATATCATCTGGCACTGGATATGCAAATCTTCTTAATGTTATTAAATAATCATTAGGAATTTGACCAAAATGCTGAGTTGATAAAAAATCATAATGGTTATAGTTAACACCAAGTGAATCTAAGTTACCAGCATAAGTAATTATTCTATTCGCAGTAGGATTAATAAGATCATCACTTGTTACTGTTTTATTATAATCATTAAATGTAACATCTTTAGGATCTGATACACCAGGCTGATTTAAATACTTATATAAAGACCATCCATTAAATTTACTTCTAACTGCATCACCTGCAGAAATATCACCTTTATCTTTATCTGGAAATATTTGAGTTTGCTGTACGGTTTTACCATAAATACTGTCAGAAGCTGCGGGTTTTTCTGGTGGTTTTGCCGCTGGTACTTCTGGCATTTGAGTTGGTGTGTATGGTGGAACAAACCCTCTAATTTGAACTGCCGAAACAGCAACCATAGCAAACATACTAGCCGTTAAGCTGTCGGCGATACCTTCGTTTATTACACGAGCTATTTCAGGATCATTCATTTCTGGAGCAGCTTTAAAAACTGGAGTTGGAGATGCAAACCCTATTACGTCAGCAACATCATTTTCGACATTACATACTACCTCTGCTCCGGATTCGTCTAGTAGAATAGCATCAGTATTACTAAATCCACCTTCTCCATCAAGATATTCTACAAACGTATACGCCATTTATTATAGTAATTGTTTTTTATATATATCTCAGTATTATAATAGGATATTATATTAAACCCATTCAGCACTATCTAATTCATCAGCACCGGGTCTATTTAATAAATCTTCTGCCCAATTTTTATCATTTGGCAATCTACTACCTAAGAATTTCTCTATAGATTTTATATATTCGCCTTTTGTATGGAAATAAAATTGACCTTTACTATAAGCAGATCTATTAGTAAGTTCATAAAGTTCTTTTAACTTTATTTGTATGTGGAAAGTATTTATATTATTAAAGAGTTCTATTTGCTCTACTCGAGTCTTAGTACAAAATACAGAATCTACTAAAAGAAGATAACTTTTCCAGTTTTTACCATTAAAGAGTTCTTCTTCAACCTGTTTTACTGTCGTATATCCCTCTCGCTTAACGTTAATTTTAGTATCTTTATTATCAAAGTCTTTTATAAACCTACCACCAAACATATAATGTTTTAAGTAGTAAATATTATCATAAAAAGTTTTTACTCTAATTTGATACTGCGGATTTATGTCGTTAAATTTAACGTCGTAAATTGTAGCTCTTACTGGAAATAAAATGTTTGGGTTTTGTGTAGTAGATATAAGAGCATGTATGTTATCACCTTTAGCAAACAGCTGATGTTTAATCATTATCTATAAATCTAACATTATCAAACTTACTTAAGACGCCTTTTTTTGGATAGTCACATCTGTTAACTATAACAAGATCAAGTTCAATGTTGGCATCTGTAATTTCACTAATAAATGATTTAAAGTTACCAACTGTTTCAGAATTTAAATCCTTAAACATGTAAATCATTTTTAATGGACGTTCTTCTGAAAGATTTTTAATAGCTTTATTAATCATCTTTCTAATATAGAGGGAAATAATCAAATTAGAAGGCTCTTTGTTGTATGGATCGCTTTTTACTAAACGATTAAATACATCAAAATATGATACTGACACATCATAAGCGCTTGCTTTAGATAGTCTATCAAATTCAGTTCGTGTCTTACACCAAACGCCTTCTACTTTCAATATCATTATTCTATTAGTGAGTTATACTTCTTGATTGTTTTTTCAAGAATCTTAACTTTATTTTTTAATTCAGATTGCGTTGGCATATATTGGTTCCCCCATTCTAATTTAAATATAAGCTTATCAGAATCTAGATCGGTACCAGTATCTAGACCTAAATCTAGAATTAAATCATTTATAAATCTAGCTTGATTCTTTCTTTTATTAGAACCTTCAAATTCATAAACTCTTCTGGTAACATGCTCCTCACCACCTCCGTTTATATTATCGTCAATTAAAAATTTAACAAGGCCATTATCTGCTGGCTCAATTGTAATCGTAATCATATATTACTTAGTTCTTGTAGCTCTCATTTCAGCTACTTGTTTACGTAATGCTTTAGCTTTTTTCTTATCTGCTCTATAAGATTCTTTATCTTTAATAGTAGTAAGAGCCCATGCCTCTTCTAATAATTCTATTTCTTCTTTAACATAGCCTTGTCCGAACCAAGCTGATTTAGCAGCCTGTAATCTTTCTTCATAAAAAGTAGCCATTGCAGCTTCATGTTTATCCACATGCATTTGGTGAATCTTTCTACCATTCTCTAGGTTTTGCTGACGAATCTGTTTTTTAACAGGATGGAAATAAGATAATTTGCTAATTGCTCCTAAAACCCCAGACTCTTTCATCTGCATTCTACGCATTCTTCTATTTGGTGGGATCTGTTGTGTTTGTTCTGCCATTTTCGTAATAATTAGTTATAAAATTTGTAATTTGTTCTTTTAATTGTGCTTGTAGATTATTTATCTGATTTTCTACAAGCAGCCCAATTTGAATATTAAGTTCTTCTCGATCTAAATCCATTTGATCTTGTAACATTTCATACACTGATTTAGATGGAATGTTTATTTCTACAGGCATATTAGCCTTATTCTTCTTGCTAATTTTTTTTAGCATTTCCGTCATAACATTTAATTCAGCAACTTTAACTTCAGCAACTTTAACTGGAGTAGGTTGTACGACATCTGTTTTTGATTTATTTGAAGTCGAAGTTCCAATGCCACCAAAATCTTTAGATATATTATTAGCCTGCTCAAGTGTACTTGCAGGTAATAACATTTCATCTATTAATGTTTTATTAATTTTTGTACCATCTTTAAATAAAAGCCATTTAGAATCTTTTTTTTCATGATCCACTTCTACAACAGTTCCTACTTTTTCAGTTTTTGACCAAACATAAAATTGTTGAGAGGGTTTTGTTATTGTTGAATTTGCCATATTTTTTTTATTTAGTAGACGGCTTATTAGCCTTAATATCTTCATTATACTTCATGTTTATAAATTGTTTAATAAAGTTTGAAGATTCCTCAGGCCCAATGATAGCATCGGCTTTATTATATCTACGAATCCAATGTTTAGAAAACTCTTCGTTTCCCATGCTTAATAGTGACTCCTTTAAAGAATCAACATCCGGTAAAAATAGTTTATTAAATCCCATAATTTTATTTTTTATATGTGTCAAAGAAAAAAGTTTGAAATAATCTTCCATCTTTTAAATTGTTCCCAAAATAGTTTAATGATGAGTGAAATAAATCACCATTGTAAATTACTAGTCTATTATAAACATTACCAATAACATCTATAATTTCCCATTTAGCAGGATCTCCAGCATCATCATAAATTTTATCTGTTAACTCACGGTTAATTGTACCGTCGAGCAACCTTGGTATCTTATACAAGCCAGTTTCAATATGTTTAAATATTCCAGTACCAGCGTTTAGTGGTGCTTCAGGTGTTAAGTATAAAACTCCAGCCCAATGATTATGCTCATCAGCATGAATCCAGCTTAAATCATCTTTAGTAGTATATTGAAACGAACCATTATACTCTTTGTTATTTTTCCAGTCTATGTTCCCATGAATTGAAGCCAAATGGTCTTCAATAAATTGCTTAGTACTTTCATTTAATATAGGCTCTGTTCTTGCCCCTGGAAAGTTTCCAGTAATATTAAACTCTTGTGTAAGTATATAATCCCTAACTTCATCTGGGTTAGTATAGAAGTCATCTATTATAATTGATGTATATGCCATTATTTTATAGTTTTAATTCTCTCTTGAAATGAAGGTGGAAAGAATCCCTGTTTATTTATCAAGCTTCTAAAGCAAGCATCCAGGACATAAGTTACTGCCCAATCATCTTTACTTCTTACAGATCTTCCAACTCCTTGCATTATAGAAATACCAGTCTTCCAATCATACCACTCTTTTGAATGTTGCATTTTCGCTTTAATTAAAGGATCGCTTACATTAGGATAAGGAACTTTAAAAAAGATTTGAAAGCGACTGATATCATCTTTTAAATCTAAGCCTTCAAGAAGAGATGGTCCCATAAGAACTGCATCATCTTTCTTTTTAAACAATTCAATAATACCCTTCTTATCTTTTGAATTCTCATAGTCCATTAATCTAAATGTATGTTTAGAATTCTGTTTAATATAGTTTGCAAACATATAAGATCCAGTGTGAATAACTCCACGTTGACCAGAATGTTTAGATATAATTTGATCTAATATTTTAACTACCTTTGGTAGACTAGCCTCTCTTTCTCTAAATGAAAGTTTATGTCTATTTACAAATACAACCGGGGACTTATCATAATTAAATGCATTTGGAACTCTAATAAATTTAGCGTTCTTAATCCCCATTATTTTTACAAATGCCCTTGGGTCTCCAATTGTTGCACTCATAAAAACTTTAAAGCCGGCTTTTTCATGTAAGTATTTTTGAATCATCTTACTCTCTTCAACACACATAAACTTAGCTTCATCTTCCATCTGGTTGATTACCATAGCCTCTGTGCCAACCTCTTTAATCAGGCCAACATAATCATCAAACTTACAATATACATCTTTAAGGCGGTCAAATACTGTCAATGCACTTGACCAATCTCTTGGTACTTCTCTATTCTTAAATCTTTTTGCTGCCTGGGCCTTTGTAATCTGAGCAGCCTTTCTATAAACCTTAGCAATCTTTCTAAAATCTTGCATAACTTCAAATAGAGCAGGTTTACTTTTTTCGGTTAGCAACCTATTTACAATTGATTTAATGCTTCCTAGGGTTTGTATCGGAGTTCCAATATCTTGCTTCTGTATAAATCTATTAGCAAGTCCAAACTTATCTACAATACCAATATCTACTCTAGGGCTAAAATGCCCCTGTACAATTTCATCAACTTTATGTGCCTCATCAAAGAAGACAAAGTCTCTAGATTTAAAAGGAACCTCTCTGCTATCTTGTAACATTCTATCCTCTACGTAGTTTCTTTGAATTAACCAAAATGCATAATTCAATAAAGCCACCGGTTGCTCTATAGAGCGCCTTCTATTTTGAAGGTATTCACATGAACTATAGCAAGAAAGCTTCTCAGCTTGTTCATAACCCATACCCTTGAGCTTACAATCACCAAGACTAAAAGGAAGACCGTTAACCGAACATTCATAATTATCAACACCACGAACTGAAGGCCATCTTAGGCCTAGTCGATAGAAATCGCTTTCATATTGATCTTGTAGTGAAAGGTCACTTGTAATAAGGTAGCCTCGGTTTCCAAGTTCTTTAAGTACATGTGCTGACCACATTGCAATTAAGGACTTACCAGCCCCAGTCGGAGCATCTACAACAAGAGTAGCATTTGGGTCATCAAGGTAACTATTACATATCGCTTCAATAATTTCTCGTTGGCCATCTCTAAAAGCAAAGTCCGTACCAAATACATTCTTAGCAAGAGAGTTGTCTATTATTTCTACTATAGTCCGTTCCAGCATATAACTTCATTTACTTCTATTCCTGCTTTTTCTAATAGTGTAACGCCACTCATATCTCTATAATCTTCAGAGAAATAAACTCGTTTAATGCCTGCCTGTATAATTAATTTTGCACAATCAAAACAAGGAGCTGTTGTAGTATATAGATCTGCTCCGTTTGATGTCATTGTGGATTTTGCTAATTTAGTAATAGCGTTTGATTCTGCATGTAGAACCTCTTTTTTAGTAACTTGTTTAGAGCAACATCCGCTTTCACACTCATATCCCTTTTCAATTAGGATTTCCATGTGATCTGGATTGTCTACATTTCTAGTTTGAGTTTCTTCACATTGATTATTAAATCCATGTGGAGTTCCATTGTAACCAAACGAAACTATTTGCTCATCTTTAACAATTATACAACCAACACGTCTTCGCTCTGCATAACTCAGCTTGGCCGTTTGGTAGGCCATTTGCATATAAACTTTATCTACTGATATTCTTGGCATAAGTGTATTATAATAAAAAAGGTTCATGTGTTATACATGAACCTTTTAAAAAGTTTAATTCAATGATACTTAAACTATCTTAGTTTATTTAGCAGACCAAGCCTCTTTCATTTCGTCAATTTTATTACAAAAAGCCTCTTTCATTTCATTACAAGCAGCTTCATAAGTCTCTGTAGTCATATCTGCTTCTTTAACTTCTGAACAAGCAGCCTCATACATTTCTGTAATCATACCTGCATTTAATGAAGACATTTCTTTAACATAAGATTCAACTGTATGTTCTGTATAATCATCACCTTCATAAGTGCATGCTTCTGAACAAGCAGCCTCATATACTTCTTTTAATAATTCAGATGCTGGTTTAGGATCTTTAACTTCAATGTCATCATCGTCATCATCGTCATCATCGTCATCATCATCGTCGTCATCGTCGTCATCGTCTTCTTCCGAGTCATCATCATCGTCGTCATCGTCTTCCGAGTCATCCTCATCTTCAATTTCCTCATCTTCAATTTCATCTTCTTGTCCTGTTGTTTCACAAACACAAGGGTCCTCATCACAAGTATCACAAGATTCTTCAAGTGCGTCTGTGTTTTCAAGTTCTTTAGTTTCTTTTGTTTGAGAAGCAAATTCCTCAAACGATAATATTGATTTTGCCATTTTAATTTATTTTTATTTTGTAGTATTAGATTATATATCTATGTTTTATTTGATTATAGTGTTTCTATTTGATTATCCTCAATCCAAGCCTCTAAAGAATCAACTGCCATATCAAAAATTCTACTTCTGTTCGTGCTTATTCCAAACGAATTAAAATAATTTTTCATTAAATAATAAGCCGGCTCAACAGGTTCTTTATTAGCAACAAAATCTTGAACTTGTTTACTAACCTCGAATGCAGATGAAGCTGCAGCAATTCTAAATGCACTAATTCCAGTTAAATCATTCCAATACATATCGGTCAATTTATATCCTGTTTGTCCTAATTCTTTTTTTCTTGCATCAGTATTAAACTTACGATCTCCCATTTTATTTAACCAAAGAGACATGTAGTTAAATTCTTTATTATACTGCTTATCTAGAAACCCACCATTAACAAGTTCTTCCATGTGAGTTATAACCCACTTTGGATATTTAATTTTACCAAACGTTTTAGTAAAACTATGATACTCGCGGGGGCCATAGTATTCATTAAGTGTAGATTTATTTAAATACTGTAATTGTTCTTTTAGTGCATCAATTTCTTTTGATTTTTCAATTGCCCAATCAACACCTTCGTCTCCACCCCAAATTAACCAAGAAACATATCCCTTGTCTTTCCATGGAGTCGCTTTTAAATCTGGTTTTATTGACGAGTTCTTTCTATGTCTATTAAAAGATGCCATTCTTTTAACAGTGTCTGCTGATAACTTTTCACCTTTAGCTAATTGGTGAGCCCTAGCCCATCCAACTGCGGTTCCAGCATCAACTTCATCTCTACCATGCTCTTCTTTCCAATCAATAGCTTTTTTTGCATTCTTTTTAGCAGCAGCTGGATAATCGCTATAAGTATCTTCTTCGTTTAATACAGATTCTTTAAGACCTTTATCATATCCACCATCTCTAACTTCTTTAGCAACATCTTTATCAGCATTACCCCAAGTACCTTCTCCTTTTGTTAAGAATGCATTTACTCTAGCATAACCCCACATTTGTTGAGTAGCACCTGGTCTATGCCCACTCTTCCAAGCGGCCATTCCTCTTCTCATTATAATTCTAATAATACCAATTGGAACGCCTGTATCTTTAGCTTTCTTTGCAAGTGCAGTTTCAATCTTGTCGTCACCAATCTTACCTCTATCACCTTCGGCCTTTTCTTCGTTAAGTCCTATAAACTTTTCAAATGTAGTAACTTTATTCTTAGATTCATTTGATTCATCGTCACCATAAAGCTCACTATATTTTTTAGTAGACTTAGAAGTTTTTACTTCACCTTTTTTTCTAGCAGCTTTATCACCTGGCATTTCTTTATAAGCATCTGGATCATCATCATCCATTTTTGCCTGCTTTTTAATTTGATCTTCTTTATCCTCTACATCTTCATCGTTAAGGCCTCTATGATAAGGATCCGGACCTGGCTTAGCTTCATATAGTGTATCAATTAAAGAATAAAACATATTAGATAAATCAGACTCTGTTAAAGATTCATTAAATCCTCTTTCTTTAGCATCATTTTCTACCCACTCTTTATCATTAGCAGAAAGCTTTTTAAAATCTTTATTAAATCTGTGATGAGCTATTAAATCATAAACATCTTCTATGTCATAAGCTTCAGTAACAAGAGATTCATTCTGTGCATCAAACCATGCAATTTGCCAATCATCTATATCAAATTTATAAAACGCTACTAAGTCTGCGATTTTATCATTTGCTTGTGGATCATCATCTTCTCT